AAATGGTATGAATCATTTTTATAGGTATTGGACTGATGCAGTTTCGGGAAATAATCAATTCATACCCGTAGAAGCCCATTGGTCTCAAGTTCCTGGTAGAGATCAAGATTGGTATGAAAGTCAAATTGCGAATATGGGTGAAGAAAAATTCATCCAAGAATTTGGTGGAGACTTTTTAGGTTCTTCAAACACTTTGATATCGCCAGCAAAAATCAAAACCATAAAATGGCAAGAACCAAAAGTAGTACAGAATGGTGTAAACATTTTCAAGGCACCAGAAAAGGATCACATTTATTTTATAATTGTTGACGTATCTGAGGGTGTAGGACAAAACTACACAGCATATCAAGTCATAGATGGCACTGATGGAAATTATGAGCAAGTGGCTAGATATCGTTCAAATAAAATAGCAGATATAATGGTACCAACTTCTGTGGTCAATATAGCAAAATATTATAATGATGCTTACATTCTAGTTGAAGTAAATACAGGAGATAAAATACCTCATATTATATGGAATGATTTGGAATATGAAAATCTTCTTTGCACTTGCGATAAAGGAAGAGGTGGACAAAATTTAACACTTGGACCAGGCAAAAATAGACCAAGACTAGGATTGAAGAGCACACCACACACCAAAAAATTAGGATGCTCAAATCTAAAACTACTTATAGAACAAGATAAATTAAAAATACACGATTTTGAAACTCTAAGTGAGTTTACAACTTTTGTTTCCAGTAGTAATGCAAAAAATGGGTATGCGGCAGAGCCAGGGAGATTTGATGATTTAGTAATGTGTCTTGTTATGTTTGCTTGGATGACATCCGATACATTGTTTATGCAATTGACGAAAAGTAATGCAAGACAACAAGCAATAAAAGAAAATGAAGATGAATTGATTCCATTTCCTATACTTTATAGACCAGAAGATGATAATTTTTATGTCGATGACATAGGAACAAGATGGCAAATTGTAGGACATAACGACTCTTCTAAAGATTTAAATAATTGGCAAAACAATTTCAATAACAAAAAGTGGAAATTTTAGAACACTCCTGTAAAGAGAGAAAAATATAAATATCTGTATAGAAATTATTTTTCAATTATCTTTTTTGAATACAGGAGATACAAATGGGATTTCAAGTCAGCCCTGGCGTAAATGTCAGTGAAATAGATTTAACGACAGTAGTACCATCTGCATCTACAACAGAAGGTGCTTTTGCTGGTTCTTTTTCTTGGGGACCGGTAGAGGATATTCAGTTAGTAGAGGATGAACTCGGTCTAGTCGAACAATTTGGCAAACCAACGAATGACAATTTTGTTAGTTTTTTTACTTGTGCGAATTTTCTAGCTTATGGAAATAAGCTAAGATTGGTTAGAGTTGTTGGTTCTGGTGCGGCTAATGCAACCGCAGATGGTTCTGGTGCTCTAATAAAAAATGAAGATTCATATCTAGTAGATTTTGCGGATGGTTCGGCGACTGTTGGACCTTTTGCCGCTAAGTATGCAGGCGAAAAGGGAAATAGTCTTAAAGTTTCCATATGTCCTTCAGCAAATGCATATAAGTTTCAGACACCTGCCGCTTTACGATTCTCGTCCGCAGGTGGTGGGGTTTTGGTTTCTGTAGTTGGTTCGGTTGATTTAACAGATCATCTAGAAGTTGGCAGTAAGATTAAAATACTATTAGACGATACTGCTGCTAATGTTGGTCAAGAAAGAGTTGTAGTTTCCGTGTCCGCATCTTCATTTGAAATCAATTCGCCATTTGCAGTTGGCTTGCAGTATACACCAGTCTCTGGTTCTCAACTACAATTTTCTTGGGAATTTGCGGATGTTGTTAGGTTTGTACCAGGAACATCGGATTTTGTTGCTGGAAGAGGTGGTGAAGGAGATCAGGTTAATATAGTGGTTGTTGACGAAGACGGACTCTTCAGTGGACAAGCCGGTTCAGTTTTAGAAAGATTTGCATTACTTTCACTTGCATCGGATGCGAAATCGGAAGATGGTTCCAGTAATTATTATGTGGATGTGTTGAATCGTTCTTCCAGGTATGTTTGGTGGACAGATCATCTTCCTGCTGGAATAAACTGGGGTTCGACTGCTTCGGGTACAGTCTTTGATAGCATAGACAAACCTAGCACATTTAGTTTATCTGGTGGTTCTGATGGATCTGCTGCTAATAATTCTGATAAAATTTCAGGATTCGATCTGTTTAAAGATCCAGAAAGAATTGACATTTCATTTGTACTCGGCGGTGATGCAGATGCAACACTTGCAACATATTTGATTAATAATATAGCAGAGTTCAGAAAGGATTGTCTAGTTGTTCTTTCGCCAGAAAGAGATGATGTTGTTGCAAACTCAAAGCAAGAAGCAGTAGATATTGTCGCATTTAGAAACAATTTACCTTCTAGTTCATATGCAGTATTAGATTCTGGTTGGAAATATCAATATGACAAATACAATGATGCATATAGATGGTTGCCACTAAATGGTGATATAGCAGGATTAATGGTAAGAACTGATACCGAAAGAGATCCTTGGTATTCTCCTGCTGGATTTAATAGAGGCAATATAAAGAATGTAGTCAAATTGGCATACAATCCTAACCAATCAGATAGAGATGATTTGTATCAAGCCGGTGTAAATCCTGTTGTATCTTTCCCTGGTCAAGGTACTGTTCTGTTCGGCGATAAAACTTTGCTGTCGAAACCAAGTGCATTTGATAGAATTAATGTGAGAAGATTGTTCATTGTACTCGAAAAGAGTATCGCTCGTGCTGCTAGATTCTCACTGTTTGAGTTTAATGATGAATTTACAAGAAGTCAATTCAAGTCTTTGATTGAACCATATCTTCAGTTGGTTAAGAGCAGAAGAGGTATCTTTGATTTCTATGTCGTTGCAGACTCCAGAAATAATACTTCTGAGGTAATTGATCGAAATGAATTTGTTGGTGACATTTATATTAAACCTGCCAGATCGATCAATTTCATTCAATTGAATTTTGTGGCAGTAAGAACAGGAGTTGAGTTCAACGAGATTGTAGGTAAATTCTAATAGTAAAAACTTGAGAGGGTTTTCAAACCCTCTCATATGACCATATTAAGGGTACAATTTAGAACACACTCATATAAATATGGTTATAAATAAGTCAAATTGACTTTTTAAAGGAGATAGAAAATGTCCATTAGCGTAGAAGCGTTTAAGAATAGATTGATAGGCGGTGGAGCCAGATCTAATCTTTTTAAGGTACAGTTGACAGTACCTTCATTTTTAATTGCTGCCGCCGGCGGTAACGATTTTGAATATTTCTGTAGAGCGGCTTCTATGCCTGGAGTTACTGTAGAAACTGTAAACGTTTCACACCAAGGAAGAGTCGTTAAGGTTTATGGAAACAGAACATTTGAAGACTACACAATGACGGTATATAATGATGAAGATCACAAATACAGAGATTTGTTCTTCCAGTGGTCGAATAGAATCAATGGACTCGAATCCAATCTTTCACAGGTTCAAGATGCGGGTGTATTGAACAACTATAAGGCTAGTGCTATTATTACTCAATTGGGTAAAGATGGTTCTGCACTCAGAGCATATAGACTGGTTGGATGTTTTCCTACAGTGGTTGCACCAATTGATGTAAACTGGGATTCAACAACGGCAATTCAAGAGTTTACAGTAACACTTGCGTATGATTATTGGGTACCTACTCAGTCTTCTTCGCCTGGACTTGGTGTGAACATACCAGACGGTGCATTTTCCTTACCTATAATAAGGTAATAACATCATTATCAAACCAAAC